GGACCTCACATATATACTGTAGATGGTGATGATAGTTTTACGAGTGTAACAACGTGGAATCATTCTCATTTTGGTAAATTTGATGCGGATAAGATAATAGATAATATGATGAAGGGGAGGAACTGGAAAGAAGGTTATAAATATTACGGAATGACGAAAGAAGAAATTAAAGCATCTTGGGATAAAAATAGAGACGAAGCAGCAGCAGCCGGAACAAAAATGCACTATGATATAGAATGTTATTACAATCATATGAAAGTGGATAACGATAGCACAGAGTATGAGTGGTTTCTACGATTTGATGATTGGGTGAGAGCTTCCACAAATATGTTGCCATATAGGACAGAAATGATCGTGTGGGATAAAGAATTGAAATTATGTGGTTCTATAGATATGTTATATGAAAATGAATTTGGTGAATTGGAATTATATGATTGGAAAAGATGCAAAGAAATAAAGAAAACAAATTTTGGTAAATTTGCAAAGACAGAATGTATAGAATATCTACCAGATTCAAATTTTTGGCATTATTCTTTACAATTAAATACTTATAAGTATATGCTTGAGAAAAATTATGGAAAGAAGGTTGCCAGTATGTATCTGGTATGTTTACATCCAAATAATAAAAACCAATCGTATTTGAAATTAAAAGTTTCAGATATGAAAGAGGAGATAAAGAATTTGATGGAATTACGACTAATGACGGTATCTAATCTTTAAAGAAAGAATACTTAAAAATAAGTTGTTATTTTTTAATTATATGAATTTAACAAGTTGGGATTTATCTTATCATACACAAGCATTTGTGGTGATACAAACAATAATTGGTGGGTTTCTCATGGGTTCTATTGTTGTAGTAAATTGTATATATAAACCGTGGTTGAAAAAAATAAAGGATGAAGAGGTTCCTGAAAAATATGAAGACAAATATAATTTTATAGATTATAGTGATGATGAAAATGAGGGTGAAAATGAATTAAATGATAATAATATTGTAGAGGATCATACACCCGATGGAAATGTGTGTATGAAATATAGCAAAGAAGAAGAGGGATTTGAATATTGGTGTGATGATAAAAATATAAAATATGATTATTTGGATACAGTAGCAAGAAAATATTGTTTATCATTTAATTGTTGTGAAATTTACGAAGATAGAAAGAAAAATATAGAAGAACAAAAAGCGAAAGAGAAGGAGAAGGATCAAGAAGCTTCGGAAAAAGAAGATACAGAAGAAGAATCTATTTTTATAAAACCAAAAAAAATAGGTACAAAGAAAAACGATCGCAGTAAAGGGGATGTAGCATTAAAAGCGAATAAATTTATTTATAAAGGAAAATTTGGGGGATGTAACATTTTTTTAAAAACAAGAGATGATGAATTAAAAAAGAATAAAACAAAGAAGAAAATGAGTTTTTTGGATTGGAAATATGGATAGTGCTTAATTTTTAGTGCTTTTTTTATACTGATGGAGTATTCAAATTTTCCAGTTTACTGGTTTCTTTTTGAATATTATCAATTAATGCCTTTCCTTTTTGTTGTGCATCTATTAAAGGGTCCGCCATTTGTACAACTTTTGGTTCGATATTATTTAATTTTTTTGTGATTTTATCTAACATATTACTTGCTATATTTACGGCTCGCATGCCTTTTGAAGCCAAAGGGGTCATTGCAGCATTAAGTCTTGCGACATTTACTACAGGACCTATACCCGGTAAAGTTCCGAGAGCACTCATACCACCTTTTACTAATGCGTCTCCAGATGCTTGACCTATTTCACCTGCATACTGAACAATTTCATTACCTTGTTGCATTAAAGCGGGTTTAAATTCTTCAAGAACAAATGCGGCTGTTTGTAAAAATTGTTGTAATAATTGTCCAAGTGTGGCGTTAAATTGTTCAAGTGCTTGTCTAACTTCGGGATTTTCTAAAGCTTGATTTAAAACAATAATAATATTCGCCATATTCATGGCACTTTCGGGTAATCTTTTTTCAAAATCCGGGTCATCGACAGTAATACCATAACCTTCTAATCCATTTTTTATAAGTAAATTAGTAAAAACAACGAATTGAATAAGCGCTTCTTTAAAAACTGTACTGGGCAAAGTGCTATACAATCTTTGAAATTCGACATCCATTTGTTTTTTTAAACCTGCGTCTAATGTTTTTGCTACAGCTTTAACATCGAAATTTGCGGCATCTGTAGCCGCTTGTCCTAATGTTTCCTTTGCTATAGGGGTTTTAAGTAGGTTATTGGTAACATCATTCATAAATCGTGGTCCGTCAAATAATTTCGCCATCTTTTATATTAATTATTATTATTTTTTAACCAATTTTGATACCCAATACATTTTACTACATCGAATGATGTTCGCAAATCTTCAATAGCAATTTTATATGCTATTTTTTCTCTTTCTGTCATTTGTTGAAGATATTGTTCAACTTTGGAAGGTTGTTTGTTGTTTGTTTTTTTAGGCATGATATGAATATCTATAATGATTATATAATTAATAAATCAATTTTATAATTAAAAAGTTAGTTTATTTAAGAATGTGTAATCCACGTATCATTATTTCGAAATAATACAAATGAGATTACTTTCCTTATATACCTTGCTTCTTATGAAAACTTCTGTGAGATGGGTTTCGATTCCATATCCATTTTCTAATAAATAAGAAAGTAATACATCAATATCATCAATGCCCAAGTATTCGTTTTTGTTATCGGGATTTAAAATAGCGTGGACACAATGTGGAGGTCTATTGCAACAATATATATCTTGATATTTTGAATTTTTCTTTCGTGAAATTGTTTTAATAATATTTAAAAAAGGCGAATCATCTGGTCTATTATTAACAATAATGATTTTTTTATAACATTTATTAATGGAATCTAAAAGAATATAACTATGTAATTTATGTATGGTCATTATATATAAAATTGATTTAATTTTTTAAAAATAATTAAATCAATAATGGAGAAATACAGATATAATTTGTCGAAAGATTTGTTATCATATATTAAAATAAATTTTATAAAGAGACCTGAAGTTAATAATCATGAATATTTCGATGAATTATGGAAGGAATGGATTAAAACGGAAAGAGTAAAAATTTTATTTAAAATAGAAGAACAAAAATTAAAAGATGAAGGTTGGAGTGGTAATATATATGAAAAAATTTTTAAGAGCATAAGATATTATTATTTAAATAAAGATGATGAGAAAAAAAGTACAAAGAAAAAAAGAAGAAAATATATTCATATAGATGAGGGATTAAGCGATGTGATGAATAAGTTTATAAAAAAAACCAGTATAGTAAAACCAGCAAAAGCATATAATAAATTTATACTTAATAACAAAGACTTATATAACAGTGAATGTGTAAGATTAAAAGAACATATAGAAAATGAAGAAGCATTATTAAAAATAAAAAAAACCTTTAAAAATAAGTTTTATTTGAAAGATAAAAAATAAATATTAATATATATAATGATAGGAGGGGACAAAATAGGAGAAGGAGGGTATGGTTGTGTATATCATCCTGCCCTTAACAAGGACGGTAGTGAATCAGAAAATACTAAATATGTTTCAAAAATTCAAAAAGATAATAAATATGCGATGAATGAGAAAAAAATAGGAGAATTAGTATCTAAAATAGATGGATATATAAATCATTTTTGTCCAGTATTAAATAAAGAAAATTTAAAAACAACAAAAATAAAAAAAAACATGTTTAAAGAATGCTCGATATTGAAAGATGACAAAAAAAAGAATAACTTAATAATAATGAAAATGGAATTTATAAATGGAGAAGATTTTATAGATTATCTGATAAAAAATAAAGAATCTGTAGAAATAGTTAAAAATTTGATATCGAGTTATACACATTTATTAACCTCTATAAAATTATTAAGTGATATAAAAATAGTACATTTTGATTTGAAAGGAGATAATATTTTATTCAATAAAGATAAAGAAATACCAATAATGATCGATTTTGGATTGTCAATAAATATGAATGAATTAATAAATCAAAGTATTTCCGTTGAAAAATTGAAAAGGTTTTTTTATGTATTTGGTCCTGATTATTATGTATGGCCAATAGAAGTGCATTATTTATGTTATATTTTAAATGTGAATGATGAACCGACGACAAAAGAAATTAATAAAATATGCGAAGAATATGTTGATTCAAATGTGGCTATACAAATGAATTGTTCAAAAAAATTCATAGATTCATACAAAATGATGTGCAAAGATGTATTAAATGAAATGAACAATTTAAGTTTTGGCGATAAAATAAATAAAATTTTAAGTTATTGGTATACGTGGGATAATTATTCTTTATCTATTATTTATTTACAATTTATTTACTATTTAAATATAAATGGTTATTTGAGAAATGATTTGATAATAAAATTCAGCGAAATTCTATTAATAAATATACACCCGCAACCAGAAAGAAGATTAAATGTGGTAAAAACGAAACAAGATTTTACAGAATTTTTATATAATTTGAATATGGATAATGTTTTGAATTTTCAAGAAGTAAAAGAAATGTTTTTATTTAATAAGCAAAATATTAAAAATGCATTAAAACATCAAAAGAAATTGATTAATAAAAGGTCTAAAACAATACGTTTTGAATAATTATTACATAATTAATTATGAAATAATTTAATTAACGGCGTCTGCGGCGTCTTTTTTTGCGACTTTTGCGGGATTTTCTGCGACTTTTACGGGATTTTCTGCGACTTTTGCGGGATTTTTTGCTGGATTTTCTGCGGCGTCTACGTCTTCCTCCACCTTGATTAGTATCATCTGATTCATCCTCTCCTTCAACTGGATTACCACCTCGCATTTTTCTCGAACGTCTGCGTCTGCGGCGTCTTCTACCACCGTCCTGGACGGCTTTGCCAGTGTCATCACCAACCCCTTGTTCGTCATCTCCACCTTTTTGCGCTGGAGCAGGAGCAGATTCAACGGCAGCAGCATTAGATGAAATACCACCACCCTTTTTTTTATAACTTTTCTTTGCGAATTTTAAAACATCTTTGAAAGACATACCGGCGTTTTGAGAACGCACCGATTTCACGTGAGCTAGCCAAGGATTACCCATTATAACATATATTTAGATTAAAATAAAATAAAATTGATTAAAGATAAAATATTATCTATAATTCAATTATAGCTAAAACATGGTCAAAAATAAACATGGAGGAAATCGACATAAAAAAATGGCATCAAAAAATGCCAAACCACAAACATTTAATAGAAAAGTTAGATTGGCCGCCGCAAATGGCGAAGAATTATATGCAAAAATAGAAAAAGTATATGGCGGAAATAAAGCCCTTGTAAAATGCACAGATGGTCAAGAAAGAATGATGGAATGGCGAAGAAAATTTGGAGGAAGAAATAAACGCGACAATCAAATAGCAGAAGGCGGTATTGTATTAGTTGGTAAAAGAGAGTGGCAAATTATGCACGAAAAAAAATTGGAAAAGGTGGATTTATTAGAAGTTTATCAAATAAGTGAAATTGATGTATTAAAG